GAAATGATAGTGGTTTATATTTATTAGTGCGTATTTACCTAAGTTCTACCAAACCACCATCATATTTTCAGAATTTTGAGTTTGATATATTTATTATTCCACGAACAACAGAACAGTGGATCTATATAGAAGTATTTTCTAATCAAGCAGATGCGGAAAATGCTTTAGTGATTGGAGCCCCTAATAGAAGATTATATGGTATTTCTAGTGAAAATGCTACAGGTGATTACGCAACCAACACAGGGATTATTACCTTTAAAGTATTAAATAATTCATTAGTCTTAAAAACTATTTCACCTTATTTTAGTTCTTAATAATATTTCGGAAAGGTTTTACGCAGTAGATAATACACTAGGCCGAAAACTGCGGCATGGAATACAACCTGAATAACACGGGGCTGACCCGGTGGCAATGCCAGCAGAAGACCGGGCGACAAGAGAACAAAAAGCAATACAGGTATTACGATGTTGAGGTCCATAATACTCTGTAGATATATTATATTTTTGCCGGCGATAGAATAGAATGGATACTGTTTCGCTCCCTATGAAACTAGCAGTTGAGTTTGCTGGAACGCTCTTTTTCTTGTCCGTTATTATCTCAACGGGTAACTGGGCTGCTATCGGCGCGGCTCTAGCCCTTGTTGCTTTCCTGGGAGGCGGTATCTCGGGAGGACATTACAATCCCGCAGTCACCTTCATGTTTTTCATCAAGGACCAAATTTCTCTCCGTGATGCTCTAGCATATGTTGTCGTACAATTACTAGGAGGAGCATCTGCTTTCTTTTTATATGATACGCTCGTTACAAAGCGTGTTGTGTCTCCTTGATAGAACGAGGTCAAAGGAGTGAAAAAGATGCCGCAAGAGCAAGTAGAAGAGCAAAAGCAGCTAATTTATTGGGTGTGCTAGAATCATACGCAACAAATCCCTCTTTAACTCCAGGTTTTAGTTTCCCCTCAAAAGTATGTGTTTTAGGTCTAGTATTGAAATCTGCCTCGGATAACCAAATGGGATAATCGTCCTTATCTAATTTCTGAATCCATTTTGTCTGCCGCGGAGGATATCCGGGATCTAACTGTCCTTCTACCCATGTGGTATTTCGCCCCGGCTTCTGTACATCAGGCTTTGTTCTGCCATACAAGTCACCCACATCTTTTGTCACAAGTTGACAATCGGGAAACCCACTTGACATAGCCGCACTGAAAAGAGGAAAGGGATTCAAAGCATCACGAGCATCTTCCAAGATACCTGGAGCAACACCTGCTGGAGCAGGCAGGCCAGCAGACTGTAAACCCCTCTTAATTTTTTCACCCAAAATATCACCCTTTGTCACAGAATCCCTATAAATATTCATTTCTGCTCCATTTGGACACATGAGTCCAGTTCCAACAAAATTTCGTACTCCAGGTTTAACCACATCGCGGTCATTGAGCAAGGACTTGTCACCAAAAGCGATAAAATCAATATAGTAATTCACACCTTTCACGTTGGAAACTAGTTGTTCCATTGAATCTCCGTCCCGAACTCCAATATCACCAGGCACAGGCACAGCATCAGAGAAATCATACGATACTATTTCAGCTTCTGGCTTTTTACTTGCCATCCCTATTGTATTGCCGCGTTTATTTTTATTGAAATTCAGACTAAATTTGAACTTAAAAAGAAGCCCCCATTTTCAACAAATGGAGATTTCCGAGGATATCTGGTTAAGTATTAAAGATTTCCATTTAGTGGATGATTCTCCTGAAAATGTAAAAAAAGTCGCAGAAAATTGGTCATGTTCTGAATGCGGGTCAGCCGCTGCTGTGGAAGAAATTAACGAAGAGATGATATGTCGCTCATGTGGTACTGTGCTAGAAACTCTTATTTTACAAGGCCCTGAATATCGTTGGTTCGGTTCGGAAGACCGTAATCCTGACCCAAGTCGTTGTTCATGTCCAATTAATCCACTTCTCCCCGAATCCTCTCTAGGCACAACTGTTCTTGTCAAAGCCAATCACAGCCGTGAAATGCAGAAAATTAAGCGATACCATCTTTGGAATCAGACACATCATCGCGAACGTACTCTTTGGAATATCTTTGACAGTCTACAAATTCGCGGTGTAAATGCGGGTGTTTCTCTGGCAGTTGTGGAGGAAGCCAAGCGTCTTTATCATGAAGTCAGTCGCGATGTTGTTGTGCGTGGAACACAGCGGGAAGCACTTCTGGCATCATGCTTATATGAAGCACTTAAGACTTGTCATTCCCCCCGGAGACCCTGTGATATTGCCAAGATTTTCAAGATTGAGACAAATCAGATTACGAAAGGTATCAAGCAGTTCCAGAATCTCTTTGAACGGGCGCAGCGCAAGGATGGCCATTCATCAGATACAATTCGCGACCAACTTCTGAAGTCATGTACATACAAGGATTTTGTTGAGCCATTCTTACAGAATCTTCATTTTACACGCGAAAAGCATCTAGCAGTAACCGAGATGGTTCATGAGATTTGCGAACGAATTGAGGAGTGGGGATTAGTCCCGGAGAATACACCACCTTCACTGACTGCTACCGCAATTACAATGGCAATTAAACATTTGGCATACACGAAGACAATAAAAGAAGTCGCGGCTGCCTGCGATATTAGTGCGGTAACAATACAAAAATGTCTAAAGCGCCTCCAGCCCTGGCAAGAATCTATTCTTACAGGAAATTTGTAGACTAAAGTAGGGTAAATGTCTTTTCTTGGGAGACTATTTGGAGTAGGAAGTTCCGCAACAACTGAAACTGGTTCATCATCTGAAGCAGATAAAAAAAGGGATGAAATGAGCCAAATTTTTAATGGACTCATCCGAAACACAAATGAAATTGACATTGATAAATTAACAAATCCCAATTTGTGTAATCAATATGTGTTTCAGTTACATCGGGCATTTCAAGATATGCAGGAGGCTAGAAAAGCAAAGGAATTGAAAACACTTGTTATGGATTCAAAGGATAGTTCAGATTCATTTGAAAGTATTGTTTTCCATCCGATAAAACGCAAGAGACCAACAGATGCTGATATCTGTAAAGAAATGTCAGTTTTTTATATTGAACTTATTTTCTTACTTTACACTGTAGTTCTTTCAACAGGCAAACAGTATGTATCTCCTGCGGGTATTCTTGAAGGTCGTCGTGGTACTCTAGAAAGTGGAGCTCGTCGCACACGCCGCAGACAGCGTGGTGGTGCGCGGCCATTTGAAGACTTAATAAGTTTCCTTGACAGAGAATATTCCCTTCCTTCTTCTAATTTTTTCCAAAATCCTGACCCCTACCGGCAGTTATATCCTAGAGTTGTAGATGACAGCGTACCGAATGAATTAGTTGTGTTTCAGCGTCCTTCGTCATCAACTGTATCCTTGCGTCATGTTGATATATGGGTGTATCTACAAGGAAAACGTTTAGTAACTAATGTATCACCTATACAATTTTTCTGTGAATTTGACAATGCGGACTCGGCAGCCTTCATGATGACAATCTATCGCTGTGCTACTTACAATCGCTATGATAAGTCATTTCCAGTCTTAAGAATCAATGCGTCAATTTCACAAAATCGGGATTATTCGGAAAAGCGATTCTCGTTTAATTTACCTTCTCAAATAATGTCGGGGATTTATTCTATTTCCGAGCCTGGTCCTTATACATTTGAACACATTGTTCGTATTCTTTTGACGGCCGCAAAAGCAGATATTCGGCAGATTTCCACGAATAAGAATGTAATTTTAGACCAAGGCAGAAGCCCTGATTTGCCTATCCTTCCGCTTGGAAGAGCAACTTCTGGAACGGGAATAAGCAGCACAGCATCTACTGAATTTTCCACAACAGCCTCCAAAATCCGTGCCATAATGGCTGTCAACAGATTTAGTTTGTATGAAATTCGTATAAAGATGCTCAAACCTGATGGCGATCGTGTTGAACCCATGAACACTTCGTTAAAGACGGACCATATCGCAACTGTAGCGGGTATTCTTGCTCGCGGTATTTCATATTTTAATAGCAATCCGGTTGTTATCACACGACTTGCGCCCTTGCTGGATGAATTTAATAAACTACGCCAAAATAATGAGCGAATTTTTAGCACATTATCTGGACGGTCGCCGCGGTTATCCCAGCAGCGTATTGACCAATTGACTGTTCTTCGTAATAAAATCAGCACGATACATAATACGTATACCATTAGTGTTGGAAAGATAATTACGAGCAAGGTAGTGAAGTTTGAGGAAGGCAATTATAAGATTAATCCCGACTTTACAATTGTTACTGAGACCCGGTTGTCTACTCTGAAGAAGATAGATCGTGTCGTAGAAGAAATAGCAGAACTAATGTTAAAGTATTATATTGATATTGAAAGAGTCTTTGTGGAAGCGTTAAATACAACATTATCATACACAGGGGCTGTAATTTGATCATAATAAATCAAAAATGCATATAGGGCATATTATGGAGTTTCTTTAATGGACGACCCCAACATTCTAGCAGTAAAAATCCTTCCGCTTCAGTCCATCCTTTCTTCTCGTCCGCGCTTTCCAAATCAAAATCAATGTACAACGATGAAACCCATAGTTGTATGTTGTTTGGACAAACTTCTGCTAGAGCAGAAAGGCCGCATGAGTGTTGTATCCAGCAGACTTCCCATTGTTCCTTTCCACCCGGAAAGGTTCGGCGCCATGTATTAAATAGAATAACCTTAGTTCCTTTTACATTTAAATGTAATATTCGCTCTTCCTTCTTTATTGGCGCAGAATGACCAATAGTCCAAATGTATTTTTCTTTCCGAAGAGGCGGGACAAGATCATGAAGAAGATTTCCTGCTGGAGTCTCCCGATATCCAAGAATGGTAAATGCCTCATTATCCCGTAACCATCCCATATTTGACCCCTGTAGAATAAGATTTTCTAGCATCATTGCTGTTAGACCTTTCCCGCGGACATTACGATGAACACAGATACAATCCACTGACATTGTTGTCCACGGATCTTCACCAATACGCCGAAACATTAGAGTTGCTAGTAACATGTCATTATGAGAATACCCCCAGATTCTCACATTATTATCCGACAACCAATCACTGACAACATCTGCTGGAGGTACAAACATCCAGTCTGAATCACAATAATGATTTCCCCAGAAAAGTCGCAGGAGTTCAATATGATCTAAATTCATACGCCGAATATATCCATCTTTGGGTATTTGCGGTTCTTTTGCTAAATCTTTGCTGAAAACAGCAGTTGGATTACAAGATAATTGATAGGTACGTGGCCAAATGGACGTCATCCTCTAGCAGTAAATTTGAAACGTGTTGCTAAAGTATAACGCATTAGTGAAATGGAGAATCAGATACAGAATCAGAAGCCCATGTGCGCAATGTCAGGTTGTAAGCGCAAGTTGCGTCTAGTTGAAACAACAACACTCTGTAAATGTACTAAAGCATTCTGCGTGGCGCATCGTCACTCAGAATGTCATAATTGTGATTTTGATTATCAAGCTAAGAGTACTCGAGATCTTAGCAATTCGCTAGTAAAGGTACGAGCACATAAGGTTGAAATAATTTAGCACTTCTCCAACCAATGTTGTATGTCAGGATGCTTTTCTTTAAGATAAGTTAGCCAAGATTGCCCTAATTCCCATGAAAGAGTCTTTTCACCATTACCGCTAAATCCATTTTTTTCACGCCAGCAGATACGATATAGAATAGGCTCGGACATTTACAAACTGCTAAAATAAAGAAGCAGTCAATTTTTATTTTTGACTACTTCACAAAAAAGAGTAAATACTGATATTCATATCCAATAGTGCGTAAATCCGTATAATCCCGATAGCGGAATCCCACTTCTTCAGCATCTTTTACGATTTTTTCCATTTCCGGCATGAAGAGATGATGCTCCTGTTTTCTATGTGTTCCATCCTTGAATTTAAATTCTTCCATGAATTTCGCTTTTTCATTTTCTAAATCAAATTTGGCATCGTATGTAAATGTGTCAAACACGACACTTGAGTTCATGACTCGTTCACTAACATATTTTTGTATTGAGAAAGCCGGAAAAGGACTAGCAGAATCTAAAATAGGGTCAAACTTATTGCGATTTACAATATGGACTGCTAGAACCGACCCGCTTTTCATCCAAGTATAACAGTTTTTCAGAACATCAATTCGGTCGGGGAAATAATAAAGAGTAAAATAGAAAAAACAAACAACATTAAATTCATCCGGCTGGAACATGGAGGATGTTATAGCATCTCCGATTTTCCAATCCACATTTTTATCGGGGAATTTAGCACGAGCACGATTAATCATTGCTTGACTCTTGTCAAGACCAGTTACGTGGCCCGCACCCAACTTTAGGAATTCACTAATATGGTCACCTGTTCCGCAACCAATATCTAGTATTTTCCATGTTGTCTTATCAGGAATGAGGCGCTTACAATATTTATCTACAATTTCAACTTCAAAAGGAATTCGTTCTTTTTGTCCTTGAACTAGTTGGTCGTAGATTCCAGCATAAAATCCATCATATAATTTATCAGTTCCGATAATGTATTCATCATTGGCAAATCCTTCTATAGAATCATTTCCAACACCGTATTTTCGGATGGCATAAATCACGAGACAAAATACGAAAAAAAACAAGAGTGGTCCTATTACAAAGTCTAATGACATCCTCCCTGTTAAAGGCCCCGGTCTTTTCTCTAATAAATAATCGCTGTGGAACTCAGCGATATGGCTGAGACAATCACAGGATTTTCCAGCACAGAAGTAATACGAACACTTATTGGTTCTATTATACAAGGTGACCGAGTTGGTTCTCAGCGATGGACTGCTGAACTACTCTGCTCGGAGAAAGGATATCCAAAACTTCTCAGTATCTATGTTTTCATCGGATTTCGATATTTTCTTCCCGCTAGTTATTCGTGGGTTCCACATATTCGGCAAAAGATTCGTCTGCTAGAAGATCGGTGGCGTTCATCAGGAGCAACTACACGCACATTTCGTAATTCAACAGAAGTTCGTTCTATAGTCGCAGAGTGGACAGAAATTTGGTGTCAGCAACAACAGAAACCATCAGCAAAACTTCCTACAAAAAAAGAGGTTTTTGCTGCTGCGGCGCAACTCAAAACAAATTTAAAAACAAATCCTACCTCCACACTTCATCCTTCAGTACAAGCAACATGGAAGGCTCATTATGACTCAGATGATTTGCGGATTCTAGCAAATGAACTTATCTGGGCAATACAATACCACCAAATGACACGGGCGCTTCTATATTTTACCTGGTTATGGGAACTGGATGATGAACGAGGAAAAGGAGGAACAATTAAACTCTTACGAAGAGGCCCCGAACATATACCCGACTCAAACAGAGAACATATTGCTTGGTTTATATATAGTATCTTTCAACATTATGCTGGATATCTCGGCACCAAGAAAACTGCTATTCAAGAAACTTTAGAATTATGGAAAGAAACATGGCTTCTGCTAGGAAAAACACAGCGACGCCAATGTCTTGGTGCGATTTGCGCGTGGTTAACTGAAGGAACTTTCCCTGATTCTTTACTCATTAAGAATCCAAATCAAATACGACAAATTGTTGGAGAAACTGAAGCAATCTATGGTATTATCAAACAAGAAATGGATGGTCATATTGAGTTGAAAGAGCAGAAAGCTGCTGCAGCTAATAAAGTAACAGATCGATTTTCAATGACAAAAGAACAGAAGGAAAAGGAGTCTCTTACAAAGATGGATATTGTGAATAAAAAATTAGCAGCCGTTATGGGAATTGATTTTACGGATTTTGAGGACTAAAAATTATGTCTTAATGGATAGGATAGATAAGATGGAAAATTTGGGAAATACTATAAAAGAAAGTATTCAAATAAATATGCCTATAAATTTAGATAGAATACTTGGACCAGTTGTATACTTAGTTATATCTGTACTTATTACAATAATTGTTCTCATAGTAATTTGGGCACAGAGTTATAATTATTATACTCCCGAAAATTTAGTGATCCATACAAATTCATTTCTTAAAAAGTGGGAAGCAGTCTATGGAGCAGCCGCAAATGGCCGAAAATCATTAAATGAATATTTAACTACACTAACAAATGAAAAGAAGATTCAGCCCAATCAGAAATGCCTAGGAAATTTCTATATTATGACTGCTAATGCCGCAGGGACGGGAGTTTCCCCCGATGGCGTATTGTTGCCAGGTTTACCTATCTGTAATATTGAAGCATTATCCTTTCTTCTTCGTGCTGGATGCCGTGGATTTATTTTTGATGTTCATGAGCCTCTTTCTGACAGAGGAAAACCTTTCATATCAATTCTAGATGCGAATCCCAATAAGAAATGGCGAACTACCAGCATGAATAGTCTTCCATTCCGTGATCCAATTAACCGTCTCCGAGCAGAGGCTTTTGGCGAAGGATCACTCGGGCAGACGCAAATTGTCCAAATTAAAAATACCACAGACCCTATTTTTATTTATCTCCGTTTTAATCGTCTACACAAACCTGAATTCTACAATGCTGTGGCGGCTGATTTAGAGAATGCTTTCAAAGATTATCGTCTTGATTATACCTGGGCTGCTGGTCGCCGGGAAACTGATTTCTATACAACGGATATCCAAGAATTTATGGGTAAAGTTGTTATCATCTGTAATCAGAAAGCAGCCGGAAGTGTTTTGGAGGATTTTATTAATATAACACCTGTTAGTAGCGTAAAGCCCAATTATTCTACAGCAGATATTCAGAATATAACGGCAGATGAGATTATGAAAGTAAAACCGATTATCCAACAGCATTTATGTGCGGCTTTTGATGTTCCGGGAACACCCGAAGCCATAAAAAATACACTTGATTGGAAACGTGCTCAAGATCTTGGTATTCAGATGGTTGGGCTCAATTTCTTCACAGATGCTGGGAATTTGAACGGATATCGTGAAACATTTGGACTTTATAGTTTTAAAGTAAAACCGGAGGCACTCCGATATTCAGTGAAACTCAGTAATCAGCCCCGAAAAGCTGGACAGGATTCCAATATGAATGGTGGTAATATCACGGTTCCCGAATTACAACTCCGAACTTAGACATTGACAAGCAGATGCTCCCATGTAATCTGGTCCTTTTCATAGAGTCGCTTGAGAATATGACTGATAATCATTTCTGGCTTACCACCCGGTGGAACCAAAATCTTCTTTGAAAGTGTAACAGTAATTGCAACTTCAATAGAAGAATCCCAGTCATCCTTATAATAACGCTTCACGAACACCGTGTTATCCGTTGTAGTCCATGTATCCTCATTTAGACCAAGGAGCTGGTCCCGGTTATACGCCGCAATCTTCTTATTTTCTGGGAGAAGCCACTCTTCATTCTGCTCGGCTGTCATAAACTTCTTGCGAATCATCTGAATATTTAGTTCCCCTTCATTGAAATCGGTCCACTTGGATGACCCATTCCATGCCTGATAGACAGACTTCTTAATAGTGGAACGCTTTAGAAGTTCTTCCATCTGAAGCTTCAAATCATTAAATTCACGGTTTGTGACAAAATCTCCTAGTGAAATCTGAACGGAGGAAAGGACATCAGTTACCATCTGCGCAGATTTGGCATAATTATCAAGTGAATTCCGGAATGTGGAAATATTGGTTGCTGTTGAATATGCGATATCTTGTACATTGCTAATCATTTTAGCTTCCAAGGTATCAATGGTCTTATTGAAATGGCTCTTTGTAGCATTATTTGTATCAACTACAGTTTTACACAGCTCAGTGACTAGATTACGGGTAACTTCCAACTTGTTATCAATCTCTTCAATTCTAGCATGAAAGGTGTCAATGTCTGTCTGTACCTGTGCCTCATCATTTGTATCCTTCTCTACATCAAGCACTTCATCTACATGTCCTGTATCCTCTTGTTCTACTGCTCCAATCGCGCCAGCATCCTCTACTTCGCCTTCCTCTACCACCGCCTCTACGGCTTCCTCTTCATACACTTGCTCTTCCTCCACTTCCATATCCGCGTCTTCTGCGTCTTCTGCGCCTTCTGCCTCTACACCAACAAGACAATCGCCTGCCATAGTGGGATTAACACGCAAATATTTTCCAAAATTCTTTGAGAGTTCCCAAGAGATAATTCCAATCATTCCGATTATCATTGCGACTGCGACAGGTACATTCATTTCAATAATTGCTGGCTCCATTTACTTTACCTACCATTCTTGAGGTAGTAGGGTTCAAATTTTTACACCCGTGAAAGAGTAGGGATGGAGAATAATATAACAAAAATTAAGGAAGCCGCAGCAGTTGTACAAGAATATGCCGATGAAGCTCTACGGATAACAAAAGCTGTCATTAGCAAAGATACATTAGCATCGCACATTATTTCTATTGTAGAAACATTTCTAGCAGAGAAAAAACGTATTATCTATGGCGGAGCAGCAATTAATGCTTTAATGCCTAAAAACTTACAATTTTATGAACCTGAGATAGATCTACCCGATTATGATTTTCTGACTCCCGATGCGCTTGAAGATTGTGCTATCCTCATGGAAAAATACAAAATTGCGGGATTTAAAGATGTAGAAACTCGTCTAGGAATTCATGAAGGAACTTATAAAATTTTCGTAAATTTTCGGGCGGCCGCTGATATAACAGAGTTACCACATGATATTTATAATCGTCTTCATAAGAAAACCCGCAAACGGGGAACTTTATATTGTGCTCCTCCCGATTGGTTACGTATGGCCTCATATTTAGAGTTAAGCAGACCAGCAGGAGATGTTAAGGAGCGCTGGGCAAAAGTATTCTATCGCCTTCAACTTCTTAATAAAATTTATCCACTCAAGCCGTCAGCATGTACAGATTCTTCAGCGGATGAAATTACTCGTTTTCCGCCACAGAAAAGACGCCGACTCCATAGTATAATTCTTCAAGTTCTAAATGATACACGAACATTCTTTGCTGGAGCTATGGTAGAAGGTGTCTATAAAGCCCTAGAAGATCATACGGCCAAGACGGAAATTATTCTTGGCCAATCGCTTATTAAATATGATCCTCGGTATATTTTAACAACTGAGACACTTGATGAAACAACGGAGTATCTAGCAGCGGAACTCAAGGCTCGTTTTCCCGCAGAAGATATTACAATCAAAGAATTCGCAGAGGTTGGAGAAATTATGCCAAAGCGCCGAGAAGTCTTTTTTGATAAACGTCGTATTGCTACAGTGTTTCCAACTGTAGCATGTCACGCATTTCTTTCATTGAATATTCATATTCCTTATGATGAAACTAAATATATAGTGCGTGTGGCAAGTGTAGACTCTAGCATAACTCTGCTCTATAGTATGTGGTTTGCTGGGCTTCAAAAAACAGTTGGGCTACGCATTTTATGTGTAATCCAAGCATTAATTGATATTGAAGCTCATATGCGTCTTGAGAATCCTCGTGAATCTAAAATTTCTCTTTTCCCATTTACATGCTTAGGCCATCAGCCTTCTCTGCCAGAACTCAAGAAGGCGCATAGAGAACGCGTGTTAGCTAAAAAGGAAGAAGTAAGAGAATATTTAGAAAAAATTATGAAGCGAAGCCGAACACGCAAATCTAAGATAGATAAGGTTTGATTATTTTTATAAGCTCTTTTTCTTTACTAGCATATTGAACCGCTGTTTTATAGTTTTTCTCAACAATATCAATATATTTCATATAATATGTTTCATTTAATTTATGAAGTTCATTATATAATTCTTGTAAGAAATTTTCTTCATTTGTAAGTATAATCCAACCTGTTGTATCAAAATATTCTTCAACATTTGCGCAGCCATAATAAATAGGGATTGTCTTTGTTATAACACAATCCATTAATTTTTCACTAAAAAGATTTCTTTCGCGTGTATTTTCAATTACAATACTAAATTGATGTTTTTCAAAAAGTATGTACTTACTTGAAAGTGGCTCTTTGGGAATTAAGGGATTAATTCCAATTTCCGGAATAATCATATGAGCACTACTCCTGTAAAATGTAATGGGAAACTGCTTGAAAGCAAGTTGATTTTGATAGAGTAAGTGCCGTAAATAATAGGCTAAACATCCCGTTTTCCATCCAGTCAAATTAGAAATACTATATTCCTTTTTTTGGATATCAATTGATTCATAAAAAGAAGGCTCTAGCCAAGTGCCCGCACATATCACTTTAATTACATTTGTTGCTACAAGTTGTGTTGGGTCATAACAAAAGATAAGGTCATATTTTTGTATATTTTCACGAAGATAACTATATGTTTTATGAATAACATCCGCTTCTCTTTGTATATAAAATTTTAGATTATCATTCGGATGATATTCTTCGGTATCAATATAAATATCTATATTCTTATGACTTGATAAATCATTTAACAAATGATCTCCCGAACCACTGTAAATTGTAATTGGCATTTTATATTAATCAACCTCCTCAACCTTAGGTCCTTGTTCGGAACCATGCATTCCCGGCATATTTCCCTCTGCTGAGCCCTCCGCTGATTCTTCCTTAGAAGACGCAGGATACAACTTCATCATGATAGGCCGGCAAACCCCCTCTACCTCCTTGTACTTATCCTCATATTCAAGAGCGCCTCGTGTTTCTTCTGCTTCTAGCCACTGGAATCCATCCTTTACAGTATCTTCAAGTGTTTTAACTCCTTCTACACCCAACTTCTCCCGCACCTTCTCATCCTGCGTTGATGAGCGAACCTGGTACAAATATCCCTCCAACTTATTCTTTGCCTCTACCCGCTCCATTGTACGCTTATCTTCCTCAGCCGCTGCCTCGGCTTCCCTAATCATACGCTCAATCTCCTCCTTTGGCCGAGAAGATGAGTTGGTAATCTTGATAGACTGGCTCTTGCCCGTTGACTTCTCCGCCGCCGCAACCGAGAGGATTCCGTTGGCATCCAAATCATAAGTAATCTCAATCTGCGGGATACCACGAGG